TCCGACATACCTTCTTCATCGCCGGAGTCATCGGAACTGTCAGAGGAACTTTCTCCTTCGCCACCTTCTTCCTCATCTCCGCCAGAGTCATCTTCTCCATCTCCGCCAGACTCCTCGGGAGAGTCGTACCCAAAGGTTTCTGCCATTGCACTTTGCTGTCGTTTAGAGTCAGGAGTGTCTTCAACCTCTTCGGTTTGTTCCTCCTCTTCTTCCTCTTCCTCAATAAAAAACTCTTCGTTGAATTCATCCTTGTCCATAATATTAGTTTTCCTCATCTAGTTCTAATTCACGTTGTTCGGCAGCAGATTCTGCGTGTGCACAACTCTTTAAATAAGAGGGCATATTCAGCATCTCCTTCCATGCTTTCATTTGATTCTTTAATGCTCTAAGTTCTTGTGTCGAGTCACTTTGTAGCAGTAATTCCTGTAAATACTTAGTTCGATCTTCTATTAAATTCCTCATGTCGAACCAAACAGTAGAATTCTGAAATCTATCGAACCCGTTAGGGTCGGTTCTCAGAGGAGTTTCATCTACTGTGTTCTTACGTCCTTCCGTTGTTGGCTGCTCGAGATTGTCCACTTTGTGTCACCCTGTCACTTTGGATTAAGTTTCCTTGTTGCTGTTGTCGTCTGATTTTCTCATCAGGCTGTACTTCTACTATGAAGTCATCTACATTCTTAGCTCCTAGATTTCGACCTAGGTGCTTAAAGAGTTTTATCCAGTTCAATTTCTGTGCAATCTGAGGATTACCGGAAGCTATCCGAAACAACTGTGTCCATGTCTGAGGATCTTCACTTCCAGGTATTTGACCGTTAGTAGGTTGAACATCATAATCAACTAACAAGTCAAGAGGATTAATTCTTAACCTACCATCCTGATCAGTTAAATCAGATCGGTACTTATCAGGCCAGTCACCAGTTACTTTGATATAAGATTCTTCTTTCATATATTGCTGGGTATGCTTCGCTAACATCTCCGCAAGTGGTTGCATACTCTGCATATCGATAATCTGTGCATTCTTCTGGAAGCGGCTCAATGAAGCACCGATAGCACCTCCAGCTTCCTTAGCACTAATTCGAGTAGTTCGACTCTGACCACCTGGAGAACCTTGAAGAGTATCACCAGTAGCACTGACTCGCCTCATAAGATTGCCGAGCTGATTAGCCTCGACTACATTTTGCTGAGTTACGTCCTGTACATCTAACTGCTTAAAAGCATGATCAAGCATTTGGTTGCCCCAAGCAGCTCTTCGTGTCCTAATAACCTTGCCCGGCTCAGGGTCTTTTACATCATAGTAGTTCACAATACTTGGGTCAATCAAGAACATATCGTTCAAAGACTTGCGTACGTTACGCACGTGACTCGTGTACATAAAGTTAATGAGCTTCTGTATGTCGTGGACAACACTTAGTTTACTGACAGGTGTTGCGGAATAACCATCGTAGTTAGAAGCACATACACAAACAGGCGTCATACCATGAAGATAGCTAACGGGCTGTGCGCTGATAATAACTTCGTCAGCAGCTAGTCCGAATAACCATTTCTCCGGTTTATCCTTCCGACTAAGACCCCACTCTCTCGGGATAAGATCAATATACATCCAAATTACATCAGCCTGTGCATCTACAAGATTATTCGTAGGATTGTCGGCACGTGTTTTCTGCTTCTCACCAACAACAGTGTATTGAGATCGTGCATCAATTTCTTTTAAGTACTCCACGTTGAAAAGCATAGAATCGGGGTCTGACTCTATATCCAATAGAGACATCTTTGTAGTCTCCTCTATCCATCCTTGGAACTCTCCTTTCTGAGGTTCATGGATAGGAACTGAAGGATCAGGTAAATAAAGATAAGGATTAATATTTTGAAGCTCATTGCCTTCGTAGAGTAGTACATCTTCTTCTATTACACGCTCTTCACGAGTAATCTCGAATACTCCATCAGAGCGCATCTGACCAAACTGTTTGTTACGAGCCCTTTTGCCATAATACCTACGCCATCTTGGAGCCACGGCACCGAAGCCATAGGCAGTATCATCACGGAATTGAGTATGCAGATTAAGTCCCATTGAAGCCTTCTTCACTTGATGCGAGATTATATGCGTCATGAGTCTTGCACCAACTACATCCTCGGGACCTGTCCCTTCATAAGATATGATAGGATCCTGCATAAAGGAAGACATATAGTACGTAAGGATAGTTTCCATAGTTGCATAGGATTCTGGGATTACAATATCTGCATAATCATCAGAACCTTTCTTACGTTTTTTCTTATTGTCTTCTGCCTCAGGCGGTACGTACATACGAAGTACTCGATCAATATCTCGCCAACGGTCTTTGTATCGTGACATTACGTTATGAGAAGCCTGTGCCCGATCAACTATCTTTTCCTTAATCTCATCATGAAGATTACTGTCGGGACGTAGATTTAACCCATTAGGATAGTCATACCCCTTATCTTCCGAAAAACTTGCACGACCGTCTGATCTGTTAGAAGTACTGTTGTCCTGAGTATTTCCTTTTACTGATACTGGCATAAAGTCCGTCTGTCTTTTGTTTGTACTTACAAGGTAATAAAAAATTTATAAGAATATCAAGGTGAAACTTTTTGGGAATCCACCAACTTTATCATACATTACCAGCTACCTGATAGACATCGCCACCGTCTGAGTAGACTGAGATATATTCATAGTCATTCTGAAGTGATACAGTCCCAACCCCTTCTATCGTATCACCAGTATCTGCATTAATGTTTACATTATTGGCAGATGTATCACGTTTCTTTATAGTAATAACTTGATCCCCCCAGTTAACAGAGGGAGGCAAGTTTACTTCAATAACACCATTTGTTGCATCTGCTAATACAAAATTTCTTGTCGCATTATGAGTCGGTGTATAAGGAGAATCAACTGCAACAATACTTGTATGGGCATACGGTTGAGCAGGTACATCAGGAGTAACTTGTACTGGATTGTTGTTTGAATCTCCAGCATATATCTGATAGTCTCCACTGCTACCTACCAATACAACAGCCCTGTGTTCAAGTGTTGTCGGAGGAGAACTTTCTAATACTAGTTTGAAAAAAGCCATTAGTGTCCAAAGTCTATAGTTATAATTAAGTTTTCACAATCTAAATCATATTCAGCCAGAGCCATATCTATACCCTCTGTTTGTAAAACACGTATAAGACTGATATTTTCTGCATCAACCTCACCATCTGTCTGTATAGCTTTACTCTTAGAGTCGTCATAAATAAAAGGTCCAATACCGGCTATTGTTATTGCTCTACGCGCCATAATCTTTGTTCATTATTTGCACAATGTTTGTTATATATTGCTTATAATCAGAGGCTCCTTCTCCGACCTACTGTAATTAAGTTCCTTAAATTCATCTTCAACTTTCTTCTTACTCGGAATATCATCTTGTCGTGATTGAGCATACTTCTTACCTTTTTCAAACAACTCAACAAAGTAAGCAGCTGCATCCATAATATCCCATTTCTTCGATCTTGGAAAACTCAACAGCTGCCCTTCCAAACCTCCGCAGTTCACATGGTTGTGATAAATGTCTCCTCTGCGATAGAAACCTACAAGAGATCGTACTCGTGCAGTCTTACCGTCCTCCTTACGCCCACCACGAGCATGCAACTCAATCAGTTGGACACCGGGAGCATGTTTTCGCAGCTGTGTCCGTATTGGGTATGTAGCGAACTCGTTTAGTCCCGTAACCTCGACACCAACAACATCAGGGTTCATCCTCTTAACCATACGAATCATTTCATCATATAGTTCATTTGGGTGAAACTTACCTGACACAATATCTCTGTAATAAATCTCGCCGTCAGTCACGTTTATAGAACCGCCTACCAGAGCAGAGTCTGCAGAGTGCATGTTTGCAGTCTTAGCAGGGTCAATTACAATAGCATGTGTGTACTTACCTTTGTCACTAAAGTTAGGTTTGTTCCAGTTAGACTGATTATTAGGGTTTGTGTAGTACTGAAAGTAATCCTCGATTATAGGTTTATCTTCAGTAGCAATCGGCATGTTTCGATACTCTCTGTAGAACGTACCGAGCTGACCTTGATTCCTGTACTTAGCAACTAAGTCCTTAACCTGCTCTGTTGACATAAGGTTCGGGAACTTAGTTTCGTACTGATCGTTACAGAGTTCAAGCACTACACTGTCCCATGCCGGGTCATCTATAAGGTCTTGAAGTAGGGAGTCTTCGTGCTTCAATGTATCAATGTATATGATCTCCCAGTCATCTCTACCTCTGTCTACAATATTTACTAATGGTCCAAAGAACCAGTTCTTCAATCTTTTACGCTGCTCCTCTGATCGTAGATAGTCGTCGTCCTCCAAGTCATCTATGATCACAAGATCAGGTCTATAGTTATGGTACAAAAGACCACGTACCTGCTGCTTAGCACCTTTAGGCCAGACCATTGAACGCTCTCCGCCAGCGAACTCCAATACCCACTGTTTCTTGGAGAAGTTCTGCGTCTTTTCTATCCGAAACAAAGTGTTGAGAACTTCATTGGTTTGAAACTCGTGCTTTAAGTTCTCAGCCTGAAGTTCAGCACTTCCTTGAGTAGAAGATACTGGAACCATGAAACGAGAGTCCAAGAATGCTAGCCGCTTAGCAGGTATCAATAAGTTCATGATAGACGTCTTACCTGTACCACGAGGTGCTGCAATACACTTCTGATTATTATCACTGTTATCTAACAGGTCGAATATCTTATCGTGTTCCGAATCAAAGTCACGATAGAATCTCTGGGGAAAAAGGATCTTAGCAGCCTTCTTTGTGTCATTATAACACATTTGGCTAAGTTCCTTTATATCCTCTTTTGTAAGACTGTCTGTTCTCGGATTTCTCATAATTAAAAACCACTTGGTATATCAGATTTCCAAAAGTCACTAAAATCTCCAGGAGTTGTCGTATTCTTTAGATCTCCATCCCAGTTACCTACGTCATCTGTTACTGTTCCTCCACTTCCTCCAAGCAAACTATAATGCACATAGAGATCAGAATGGTTTGCAGGGTTAAGAAGTTTATTCATGTTATCATTTATCTGCTGATCAGTTCGTAATGATGTCCAAATTCTTGGATTAAATACAAGTACATCAAAAGTATTATTGTAATGACCGCCAAGAGAAGAGCCATCCCACCCGCCTATAATACTCGTGAAACCAGAGGGAACTCCAGGACTATTAGCTACAGTACCATAGTGTCCATCACGCTCCGATATTCCATCAAGTAGTATATCATAAGTACCAGGCTGGCCAAAGGTTCCTTTAATAGCTATATGATGCCAGTTATTATCTCCAAATCCTGTATCATGATTAGCATAGGCATAACTATTATCTCCACTTGGATTCTTAAACGGAGCTGTCATAGCACCTGAATAGTACTCATAATTAGATCGTGTATTCATTCTAAAAGCAAATACACCACTCTGATTAAATAGTCGCCATCTACC